AAACCCAAGAAACTTTACCCGAAGATTTCGACGACTAACCTACAAATTGTAGGTTGATATGAAGATTAACCCCGCCTTTGTGCGGGGTTTTTTTGTGCTTTACAAAGTCCAAACTATGCGCTAAGCTCCTTGCATGGCTTTAACCCCCGAAAAGAAAGTGAAGAACAAAGTAGTGCGATTGCTCAAAGAGCATGGCGCGTATTACTTCTTTCCCGCCAGTTATGGTATGGGCAGGAGTGGCGTACCTGATGTAGTGTGCTGCTTACACGGGTGCTTCGTTGGCATCGAGTGCAAAGCCGGCAAGAACAAACCCACCCCCCTACAAGAGAAAGAGCTTGCAGACATCACCAAAGCAGGGGGTGTCTCGTGTGTTATCAACGAGAATAACATGGACACTCTTACTACTATATTAACTACAGTGATGAGCTTGGATGCCGATGAACTTATTAGCAATAGACTTCGAGACTTACTACGCTAAGGACTACAGCCTCAGCAAACTGACTACCGAAGAATATATACGAGACCCTCGCTTCGAGGTTATTGGCGTTGCGGTCAAAAACTATCATCATGGAGCAGCTGCTGCCCCACTTTGGTTTTCTGGTTCTAAAAAGCAAGTAGCCAAATTTCTTTCTCAGTTCGATTGGGAGAACTCTATAGCTCTAGCGCACAACGCTATGTTCGACATGGCGATTCTTAATTGGCACTTTGATATTAAACCTAAAAAAATTGCAGACACTTTAGCTATGGCGCGAGCAATACATTCCATCGAAGTAGGCGGAAGCCTAGCCGCCCTATCTGAGTACTATGAACTTGGAGCTAAGGGTACTGAAGTACACGCTGCGATTGGCAAGAGACGCTTAGACTTTAGCAAAGAAGACCTTAAAGCGTACGGCGGTTACTGCCAACAAGACGTAGAGCTTACGCTTAAACTATTTCAAGTGCTTGGTAAAGGCTTCCCTGTTTTTGAGCTTAACCTTATTGATCTAACGCTACGCATGTTCAGCGAGCCTACCTTAGTGCTAGACAAAGAGATTCTAGCGTCGCACTTAAAAGAAGTTAAAGATATTAAAGAAGCACTAATGGCTAAGGTGTCGCACGACAAGAAAAAGTTAACGAGCAACCCCCAATTTGCTGAGCTGCTGCGCACGTTTGGTATTGAACCTCCCACTAAGATAAGCCCCGCGACAGGCAAAGAGACTTATGCTTTTGCCAAGAGTGACGAAGCGTTCAAGGCACTGCAAGAGCATGGGAACCCAGAGGTACAAGCTATAGTTGCTGCCCGACTTGGTGTTAGGTCTACCCTAGAAGAGACACGCACTCAACGGTTTATCGACATAGCCGAGCGCGGAACTCTTCCTGTACCCCTACGTTACTACGCTGCCCATACAGGGCGATGGGGTGGGGACGACAAGATCAACATGCAGAACCTGCGTCGAGGCTCTCAGCTGAAAAAAGCAATGTGCGCTCCAGACGGGTACAGGTTTGTAGACTGTGACTTATCCCAGATCGAAGCACGCACGCTCGCATGGCTAGCCGAGGAAGAGGACTTAATAGAGGCGTTCGACCGGGGAGATGATGTGTACAAGATCATGGCTTCTGCTATATATGACAAACCCGAAGCGGAGATAACCAAAGAGGAACGTTTTGTAGGTAAGACTACTATACTAGGAGCAGGGTACGGCATGGGGCATGCCAAGTTTCGCACCCAGTTGAAGAGCTTTGGAGTCGAGCTGCCCGAAGAAGAATGCCAAAGAATTATTGATGTTTATCGTGATACGTACCCAGAGATACCCGCTTTGTGGAGAGCAGCTAACAAAGCACTCAAAACCATGATGGACGACAAGGTAGAAGAGTTGGGGCGAACAGGTATACTTACAGTAGAAGGTACCACAGGCATACGCCTGCCCAACGGACTCTACATAAAGTATCCGAACCTTCGCACGCAAGACGCTGAAGAAGAAGGTGGTTACGACGAGACCGTGTACGACACGCGCAAGGGCAGGACTATAATCCCCAACCGCATATACGGAGGTAAAGTTATTGAGAATGTTTGTCAGGCATTGGCTCGCATTGTGATAGGGGAACAGCTTCTTAGAGTTGCTAAGAAATATAAAGTAGTGATGACGGTGCATGATGCTATCGGCTGTCTTGTCCCAGAAGATGAAGTAGAGGAGGGTATGCGGCACGTCGAGGAAGTAATGAAGGTGCGCCCCACTTGGGCACCGGACTTACCCCTAGATTGTGAAGGCGGGCACGGCAAATCTTACGGAGAATGTTAGTAATACCTCAGCGGGCGGTGGGTAGGCTGCACGGCTACAACACCCGCAGTGTGTAACAGTAGCTCATCACTCAAATCCGCTTAGTCTGCGGGTCTTGTTCTCGGCACTGTGTATACACCGGCTAGCCCACGCTACGGGCCTTACTAATTTTGGAGTATAGATATGAATAGAGTTAAAGATGTTGAGTGGAGTGTAAACCATGTTGCTGCCCACGACTTAGAAAGCTATTTAAACAAAAAAGCTGCCGAAGGGTTTGAACTATTTGACACGCTTGATAGCAGCGGAGCCGCTCTTGTGATTATGAGCAGAGACACCAGTGTCAAAAGTCATTGGAGAACAACCGTAGGGATAACGACAAGTAAGGGGCACGCTAATGAATGATGGCATGGAAGGGCTACTGAAAAGGTTATTGGAGCGCACCCGGCAGGAGATTGCCATAAAAATATCTAGCGGGGAGAAAGATGATAGCTTATTTAGTTTAGAACAGCTGCTAGAAGAAGCACTTAGGGATGAACAAGAGCACGCTAATGAATAAGAAACTAAGCCAAGCAGAGTTACAGAAAATTTGGGACACGAGTTTGCTAGCGTGTTGGAAGGCTGATTCAAGCGGGTGGGCTATAGCCACGGCATTCCTGAGAGGTATTGAGTCAGACCTTGCGAAAAAGCTAGACGGGCGTACTAACAAACCCACTAACGCTGAGTTTGTTGAGATAAAAAACTTCATAGTTTCGTGCCAACTTTCGCGGTGCTTGGACTGGGGGACTCGCGGCGAGTTGGAATTTAGGGCAAGCAAGACAGCTAAAGCGTTCGTTGCAGAACATTGTGAGCGACTAAACACCTGTCTTTGGTCGGGCAAGCACACGAACGAAGCGCTTTTGGAGAGCATAAATAATTTTAAGTGGCGCAAAAAAGGTAAAGCGGTACAAAACGCGGTGCATAGCAGGCACCGCAGTAGAAAAAACGCTATGGACGACATTGAAATTAAGGCTAGAGAACTAAGCAAGAAACACGACTGGGATACTGTTAAGTAGAGAAGTCGCGCACGAATTAAAACTAACTAGGGGCGAGCTAATGAAGAGTAAAGATAAAGACTTCAGAAAGACTCAACAAGACTTGACCGAATTAAATGGTGAAGGGAATAGACAAAGAGGCCCTGAAGGCGAAGACGAAAGTGATACCAAACCAGATGATGGCAGTAAAGAAGAGGCTGCGGAAAAGTGGAAGTTAACTATAGGGACTAGTGGAGGACACGCTAATGAATGACAGAGACCCCGTAGACGTGGACCTCGACCGGTACCTCGACGAGACCGAAGAAGATTACATAGACCCTGCTGAGCTAGCGCGTGATCGTGCTGAGTACTTGGCAGACCACGAAGACTGATACCAGCACCCTAGGAACACACATGACCGAAGCAGAAATTAGAACGAGGCTTACACTATTTGCGCGACAACTAGAAATAGCAGCGCAGCTTAGACAAATTAAGAGGGAAAACAAATGACAACTCGAGCGGAACTGATGGAGACACTAGAAAATATCGAAGTGGGCATAGCAAGGAACATCGAAATACTGCCCCCCTTTACGCTCATTAAAAGGTTAAGATTGTTTTTGTCTCAAAGATCAATAGCAGCATGGAAGGCCGAGGTAGCTAGTCGTCCCGATAGGGTAAAGGCTAGTGGAAAAGAAATAAAACACTTGCGCACTCGGAAGGCTAACATAAACAAAGCTCTTGAGGTTTGGCTAGATGCAGGAGATGTTATAGGCAAGTACGCACCTAAGAGGGAAACAAATGAATGGCAAGGGCAGTAAGCGCAGGCCTACGTTCGTCCCCATGCACGAGTTCGGGGAGAACTGGGCAAAAATCTTTGAGAAACCAAAACAGAAGGAGCAAGAGAATGTTGACAGCAGAAGTGCCAAGAACGAAACTGAGCGACCCCGTAGTGAACAAGCAGACACCACTACAGAAACAGACGGGCGGGACACACTATAAGGGTATGGCTATTCAACCTGCCGAGTACGCAGAGAAGAATGGCTTATCTCTACTAGAGGGTAACGTAGTTAAGTATATAACTAGGTGGAAGCTAAAGGGGCAACCCTTGTCGGACTTAGAAAAAGCTAAACATTGTATTGACCTGCTGATTGAAATTCACGGGGTGAAATGATGGCGGATACGGAAAACGAAAATGTTGCATACACATGGACTAGACTCAAACTGCCTGAAGGTTTAGAACCCGTATTGCAAGAAGAGGAAGAAAACTTTGTTTTTAAGGTGGCAGAGCCAAACGCGTTAGTATTAGGCGGCATGTTGCTTGTAAGAACTAAAAAGAAGAACGGCGAATGAAAAAAATAACAATCGAACTCACAGAAGAAGATGTTGAGACGGTACTCGCGCAGCTTGCTAGGATAACGGAGCTGCTTGAGATACTCGCGGAAGGAGATGATGATGCTGATTGAATGCAACGTAGCCAGCCACTTGTACCTAATAGAAGACGACCCCGTTCGCCCTGATCTGTTTAGGGACAACAGCGTACGGTTTGAAGGCCCCTTTCGTGTGTATGCGGAAGTAAACGACGAGACAGGCGAGATAGCCGCAGTTGTTTGTGTAGCTATCTGTAAGTTTGTTCCACAAGCTGAGTTTCAACTAAAACTTTTAGCCGCAGGTAAAGGGCAGGAGATTGCGGAGCGATTAGCCGAGCGAGAAGCGATGTACGGGGCGCTAGGCACAGTGGTTTGTCCTTACGCTATATGGTCATACCAAAAGGGGCACGGGAGCAAGCTAATAAACAACTTACTCGAAGCCGTACCTTTTCTGCACCCAGAAGTATCCGCAGTAATTACTATGTCGCCACACTCAGATACGGCGATGCGGTTCCACATGAAAAATGGGGCGGATATATTTTCAACCGCTGAACACTGCATGAACTACGAATACGAGGTG